CAGCGGATACATTCGTGGTTGGCGTAAGCCGGCTACGTTATCGAGCCCCACGGGAGACTAGAAATGGACTCAGTAACTGAAACGCGCATGGTGTCTGACATGACGTCGGGCGCTTGCGTCCGATCGTCTAAGACATCCAAGCACGAAGTAGATGCTGGTTCCGTTCCTGATCTTGATTTTGAGGTCAGGGCACCCCTAGTTAAGGGTGATCGTATCCATGCTCTTCCCTACTGGAACGAGTATGGCACTGCGAACATACCTGAGTCTCGTGCTACTATGCATCGTGCGTATTATACTACGCCTCCTGATGGCGCACCTACTCTACCACCGTCCTATGGACCGTGCGTGGATGGGCGCCGGATCGAGCGTATATTTGATGCTATCGATGTTGACCTTGCGCCTCGTGTGCCTTGGAAGCTTCCTGACCTGCCGCAGATCTCTGCGGCCGAGCTGGAGTTTCTTAAGGTTGCTGCTCGGACGAAAGCCCTTGCATCAGCGCGTCGCGCTATGGTCAACTTGCCCATGATCCTGAAGGAACGTCGTGAGACGATCCAGATGGTAGGCAAGCGCGCTTCCTCCATTGCAAGTGCTGCTCGTAGCTTGCAAGAACGTGACCTTGGCACGTGGCGTCGGACCCCGAAAGGGCAACGCCGTCGTGTGGCAAGTGATATCGCTAATGGTCATTTGGAGGCCGTCTTCGGATGGCTTCCGATCATCAGCGAGATTGAGGGCGCCTGCGATTTCATAACGCAGGATCCCGAAATCACTCACATCAAGGTCCGCGGTAACCACGGTCAATTTGACAATGGTTCGGAGAGCCGCGAAGCCCCTATGTATCTGTGGGGGCTTCTGCCTGGCTGGGAAGCACAGATCCCGCAAGGGAAAACTGTTGCTTACGACAACATACAAAGTGTGGTGTCGGTTCGTTGCGCTCTGCGCTACGAGATCACGTCAGGCATACAGTCTGCGCGTCAACTGGGAGCCGATCCTATTGGCTTCTTGTTCGATGCGTATCCCTTGAGCTTCATCTCGGGTTGGGTATCCAACCTCGATATGTGGATCAGGGCGCTCTCGCCTTTGGTAGGGCTTGAGTTTACGACTGGATCCGAAACCGTGAAGTACCAACGCACGGTGGATGGTCAGCTGCGCTGGGTGCCTCCGGGCCCTAGTGCGGGTTACCCCGTCATTCGCACCACACACTCGCAAACGGCCTACTCTTTGAATAGGACGAGGTACGAGCGTGCTGTGTTGTACGAAGAGCCGGAAACTGGCCTGCAGTGGCAGAATAACCTCTCGCTGTTCTCCGTAACAGCAGGGGCGAGTCTCGCCATTCAGCGCTATTCTAAACCACTTGCACGGTTGCTTCGTGAGAAGCGATTCCGTGTCGATCGTTCCGTCTACACAGAGTAGACTTAAAGGAGGGGCTATGCCTCGTTCCATTGTTCTTTCGGTTGGCGGTGAAAACCGCACTCTCACTCTCGATTCTCGTTCTGCGAACGGCGCTGCCGTTTTCACCGAGAAGGTCGGCCCTTTGGTCGGCCGTCTGCGCTTGGTTGCGCGGACTGCTCCAAACTCGGCTGGCACGGTTCTCCGTACCACGCTGAAGCTGGAAAAGGCGAAAGTGATTGACTGCTCCGCGGATAGCTGCGGTAAGCTCCCTGAAGTGCAGTACACCCAAGTGTGGTCTCACGACGTTAGCGTCGTGACCGCATCCAGCACTGAAGAACGTACTTCCCTGTACGATCTGACTGCTGCGCTTATCGCCAATGCCGACGTCAAGTCGGTCATCGTCGACGGCGCAACGCTGGATGCCTGAACTGGCGATCACCGTGCCTTGGCATGGTGGCTCGTCACCACTTGGTTGTTAGGAGTTATATGCTATGCATACTCTCACTGCTCAGTTGATTGAGCACGTTCTGCTCGACCTCGATCTCGATGGCATTCCTCCGGGGATGCCTGACAGAGTTGGGCCGGAGCCCAGTGATAGCGATATCACTGAGTTCGCGGCGAGGTACCTTGCGTACAACATTGGACGCAAAGTTGAGCCATTCTCTCGCAAGGAGGATGTTCCCCGCGATGTACTCGTTAGGAGCCTAACAGCTTTTACCGAAGCGGAATGGAACTGTGCTGTAGTTAATCGGCATGGCCGTTTCTACAGTCTTATCGATGATGATGAAGCTGCGCGCTTTAAAGAGGCATCCCGCCTCGCCGCGCTGTGGATTTCTGAAACGCTCTTGGACTGGTGGCCCCGATGGGAGCACCCGGACTATACGTCGGGTGCAAGTCGCAACCTCCCCCGCTCTTCCTCTCTGAGAGTCATCAAGGAGAACGGTGGGGTACCAGGTTGTAAACTGAGCGCTACTACCTCAGCCCTCGCATATCTCGATATGATCGAACGTCCTTGGCACGCCAAGGGCTGTGAGATCGTCTCGGATAGTCGGTTCGACTTCGTCCAGAAAACCGCTAAAAACGTGCGGTTCATGGCGATGGAGCCCGAGTATAATATGCTCGTTCAAAAGTGTATCGGCGACTGCATCCGTGCAGCGTTGCTACCTCGTGGCATTAACCTGAATGACCAGTTGCCTAATCAGCAGCTGTCTCATCTGGGAAGCGTGTTTCGCACGCGTGCTACGATCGATCTGACAAGTGCGTCTGATTGTCTTGCTATAGTCCTTTTGCGGTACCTGCCGAAACGTTGGCAGGGGTGGATTATGGATGCTCGGTCACCAGTGACGAGCGTTGGACGATCGGCCCATAGGCTAGAGAAGGTTGCTACAATGGGCAATGGGTTCATCTTCGAACTCCAAAGCCTTATCTTCTCTGCTTTTGCCCATGGGATAACCGCCGTGTACGGCGGTAGGGAATGCGACATAGCCGTGTATGGCGATGATATCATCGTTAGCACGACCTGTGCAAAACCCCTAATGGCCTTCTTGGAATGGCATGGCTTCATTCCCAACATCGAGAAATCGTATTGGGATGAGGACGAGCCGTTCCGCGAGAGCTGCGGGAAGCATTGGTTAGCTGGTCGCGACGTGACTCCTTTTTATGTGAAAGAACCGATTGGGACGCTGCCCACAATCTTCCGGGCCTACAATGGCCTGAAGTATTGGACGCAGCGCACTGGAATCCCTCTTCCGAGGGCAACCAGGTTCCTTGTTAGTTTAATTGCGGAGAAGGACCGTGTCATCGTTCCACCGACTTGGGCTATCACTTCGGGCCTTCATTGGCCTTGTCGTGGTGCTGTGTTCCCTGCGAAGCGCTACTGCAAGAAATTGCAACGCATAGTAGAAACGCAGCGTGCCCTTGAACCGGCGAGCGATGACGTGACTGACCGGGTAGCGGACGCATATCGTCTGCAGTGGTTCTTCTACGAGCCACCTGCAGAGTTAGTCGATAGGCGCCACTACCCGCAGTCTGACCTTCATGGGTTCCCTCGTGAAGCGTTGCGGATTGCACGCG